GACGCAGGAGGTTAAACAACTATGCAAATCTGGACCTGGATCACCTCAAACTGGGAAGCCGTGGTGGCCGCCGTGGGTGCGGTCGTCATTGCCGCCCGGCTCATCGTCAAGCTGACCCCGACTCCCGCCGACGACTCCGTCTTGGAGAAGGTTGTCAACTTCCTCAAGACGCTTGGCCTGCACATCAAGTAGCTCTTTCAACCACCAAAGCTGTCAGGGTGATTCGTGCAATCTTGGAGATTCTGGCTGGGTTGCTTCGCTTTGTGCCTGGATTCCGTGACCGCAAGATTGGCCAGCTTGAGCAGGCTTGGCGCGAGAATCGCAAAAGCATCGACGCTGACCTTGCTCCTCGCCCTTGGTGGCTGCGCCACGACTCAACCCGCAGTGACGAATACGACCGGGGCCGTTGAGACTTTGATGAAAGACCCCGCCTACGCCGAGGTGAGAACCGCGTCCCCTGCCGTCCGTGAGTGGGCCAGGCGTGCGCTGCACTACGTCAACGACCTTTCCCTGGAACTAGGCCGCAAGAACGCCGAATGAGCCGCCGGACCGACTACCACCAGCGCGTGCTGGACAGCCTGCGCCAGCGCGACACCTGGGAAACCCGCCAGCGGCTTTTCTACCAGGCCCGCTACTTCGGTGTGCGTCGTAAGGTAAAGCCGTGGCCAACCGCCGCCGACCTTCACGTACAACTCATCGACACGGCCATTGAGAAGCTCAAACCCAGCTTCGTCAACAGCGCCATTGGCAACGACATTCTTTCGAGCTTTGTCCCGATGCGCCAGCAGCTCGCCCCCATCACCGTTTCCGCCGAGCGGTGGTTCGACCACCAGATGCGCGAGAAAAGCAATTTCCAGAACGAAATCGTTTCCGTCATCGACCACACCCTTCTTTACGGGCGGGGGATCTGCAAGGCCGTCTGGGACGAGGAGAACAAGCGGGTCAGCTTCGAGGCCATCGACCCCTTCCACCTGATCGTCCCCTACTACACCAAGGATCTGGCCAAGGCGGACTACATCGTCCACGTGCTGCGCCTCTCCGTGGACGCCTACAAGGCCAACGCCGCCTACAAGCAGGACAAGACGCTGATTGACAGGATCAGCGGCCGGTCCGATTCGGCCCAAGGCATCAGCACCGAGGTGCAGGACGAGATTTTCAGGCGCGAGGGCATCACCGAGGAACACGAGAAGGACCGCATTGTGTTGTGGGAAATGTACACGCCCGGCAAGGACGGCTGGCTGGTGGAGACCTATTCGCCCCTGGCCGTCGAGACCGACGTGCGCCCCAAGTTCACCCTGCCCTACGAGCATGGCGAACCCTGCTTTGTCGATTTCCCCTATGAGATCACCGGGGGCGGTTGGTACAGCCCACGGGGAGTTGCAGAAATCCTCCTCCCCAGCGAGAACCTGCTCAACAAGCTGAAGAACTCGCTTGCCGACTACGTCGAGCTGGCCAACCGACCCGTCTTTGAAGCGCAGAACCCGATCAGCCTCAACACCGCCAACCTGAAAATGGTGCCGGGGCAGATCCTTCCGCAGGGGCTAAAGCCCGTCCAGTTCCAGCAGCCTCCCTTTGATTTCCAGAAGCTCATGCTGGAGGAACGGCTTCTTGCCGAACAGCGCATGGGCAATCCCGACTTCGGCGTCGGCTCGCAGTTCCAGGTGGCCGATCGCAAGACCGCCACCGAGATTGCCGCCATCCAGGGGCAGGCCGCCGCGTCGGGCGACCTGAGAAACCGCATCTTCCGCATGAGCCTGGCCCGCCTCTTTAAGCAGGCGTGGCGGCTCTATGTGCAGTACAACAAGGAAGACCTGTTTTACCGCT